GCTGATCCGCCGTCATCGTAGGATGGATGGGACCGGGGCCAGCCCCTGTCGGCCGACGTGGCGCAATTGGTAGCGCAACGCTCTTGTAAAGCGTAGGTTACGGGTTCAAGTCCCGTCGTCGGCTCCATTTGGCCCCGTGATTCCGCGGAAGTTGAGAAATCAGCTTCGGGAATCGCGGGGCCATTCGTTATTTACTCGTGGTTTTCGTCGCGAAGGACTGCAGGATTGCAGTGGCATCGGGGCCCTCGTGGCGCTGCTGGACGTAGTGGCTGTTGGTCACCTGTTCCGACGAATGACCGAGCTGATCCTTGGCAGCGCCCACGCCGAGCTGATCCCGAAGAACGGTCGCTACCGCCTTGCGGAACGCGCGAGGCATGACATCCGACCACTCGGTCCCCTGCAATGATCCCCGCCACTGGGTCCGAAAATTGTTCGGAGACCGGAAGGTGCCCGTCGAGGACGGGAAGACGAACTCAGAGTGCGAGTTCAGGCGCCGCTCGAGCAGCATCTCCGCGGCGAAGGGCGGCAGCTTGAGCACACGGCGAGAGGTGTCCGACTTCGGCCACTCTTGAACCGCGAGTCGACCGTCGAGCCCGAGCGCGACCGTTCGTTCGATTGAGACAGTGGGGGGATCGGCGGCGAGATCCAGATGCCTCCACTCGAGCGCGAAGAGCTCGCCGGTCCGGGCGCCGGTGGCAGCGAGCATGCGCGCGACGTCGAACAGATCGGTTGTCCGTCGCGCGCCGCGGCCATCGACGCCCGCGTCCCACGCTCGTAGATGGGCGAGCACGGCTTGTGCATCCCTGCTGGTAGGCGCGGCCACACGGTTCCGGGTCATCTCGATTGTCCCGACGTCGCGGACGGGGTTAGACCTGATGGCTCCATGACGGGTCGCAAGCGCGAACATCTGGGAGAGGACCACGCGTGTGAGCTTGGCCGTGCTCGGCCCGCTGGACTTCGCGAGTGCCTTGAGGAATCGGTCAAGTCGCGGCACTGTGGCCTCGTTTAAGCGCACGTCACCGAGTCCGCGCACGATGTGCTTTGCGACAATCTCGCGGTACTTGACGATGGTTCCGGGGGAGAGGTCGCGCTCCGCGGTCTCCGCGAGCCAAAGCTTCGCGAGGAGCGCGACGCGGGATTCGCCCGTGAGGTCATCGCCGGCCGGAGCTAGTCGATCCTTGAGTGCCTGCACGAGAGCACGTTCCGCGGCAGCGGGTGTGGAGCCCTGGCGCTGCATCGGACGAGTTACGCCGTCGCTGTCTCGGTAGTAAGCGACGGCAGTGGGTTTACCTCCAACAGTTGTGCGGCGGATCCGGCCCCACGTTTCGAGCACTAATGGGGGTCGAGCCATCACTCGCCCCGGTACTCTTCGACGTCGCTGCCATCGTCGCCCGCGTCCGGGTCGCCCTCCATATAGATGAGGCGGTACGTCTTGCCGTCTTCGCCAGTTTCCAGTTTTGAGCGATGGTTCGAGCCGACTGGAGCCCCTGACTCATCGATAATCGGACCCACAACTGTGTGTGCGACTCGCCTGGGGTCTTCGCTGGCAGGTCGACGGCTGGATGAGCGGTCGAGCGTGGGGTCGTCTTCCAGCGCAAGGACCACGCGGCGGCGTATTTCCTCGATCCGTGCCTCGACGTTCGGTGGGACTCTCAGACCGTTCCAATCCCACATGCCGCCGGGCACGCGCTGCAAGAGGTCCCGGTAGTCGTCGATGAGGTCTTGCACGTACGCGCGGTAGAAGTCGTCGCTTAGCATCTCCGCAGAGACGCCAAAGCTATGAAGCGGGCCGTCGGAATGCCGAACGGACCCCCGAGCATCCTCCGCCGCCTTGGCAGCAAATGCGCCTCTGTCTGACCTGGCATCCTCGATCGCTTGCACCTGCTTGAGTGAGCCTTCGGCCCTGAGCAGAGACGTCATCAACGCGCGCGCGTCGTTGGGGATCTGAAGCCCGTGCCATGCGTTCTCGGGCGCGTAAATCGAAGTCGCGAACAGGTACTCGACGTTCGTCAGGCCGGCGTATCCGTCAGCAAGACCTTCCAGCGCGACCGGCTCGAAGGGGCTGGACATATCGACGAGAAGGGCGATGGGGGAGACGTCAAGCCCGCTCGCAACGAGGGCAAGTTCGGTGGCGGTTAGGTCTCGTTTCCGTCCGCTCTCGACGTTGGCGATCACACCACGCGTGATGTCCGAGCTGGGGATCGATTCCGCCAGCTGCTCTGCCGTCATGCCGCGCCACCGTCGAACCGCGGCGAGGCGTCGGCCAACGAGACTAACCGACTTCTTTGGAGCCTCATCTTGTGTCATAACTGCACTCTACATCGATACGGTGCGTCGGTGTTGCACTTTCTCGTGACCAGACGTATGGTGACTGCACAAGCGCAGTAACCGCACTAACGCCCAGTTGAATGTGCAGTTTTGACACAATGACGTTGCTTGCCTGAGCGTCCACATTCAATCGGGCCAGACCGAACGGAACCCCATGGCACGCCCGAGCCCCATGTTGACTCTGCCGGAAGCAGCCGCCTACCTGAGGGTGAGCGAACGCACTCTCTACGACTGGCGGTGGAAGAGGAAGGGACCACCCGGCATCAAGGTCGGATCGCTCGTTCGATACCTGGTCGCCGACCTCGATGAGTGGCTAGGCGTCGGAGCCGCGAGCTCCGACCAGCAATGACCCGCAAAGAAAAAGCCTCGGAAGCTGCGCCAACAGCCCCGAGGCAGAAACCGCAACCCTCGCAAGAAAGAAGCAGATCTATGACCACCACTATGCCACAAGCAGAGTCCGCGAACCAGAGACCGGTCGAGGACACTTCAGTGCACGGGATGATCGACCTCACGGCCCAGCTGCAGGGCCAGATCCAGAACGTGTACGACGAGATGGACGGTCCGAGCGATCGTGTCATTGGACACCAGCTGCCTGCACCGGACCCCGAGTTCGACATGATCCACGTGAGTGATGACGTCCCGTTCAGCGGATGCGTTGGACCCTGGATCGTCGAGTGCGACACCGGGGCATGTCACCTTGATGCCGGCGAGGCCGTCGCCTACGCCGCCGCCATGTCCACAGCCGCGCGCCAGGCTCGCATCCTCAACGCTGACGGCTGCGTCGTGTCCGTCCCCGACGAGGGCCGGTTCAAGCAGGGCACAGGGGAGGGGAAGCCATTCGCCGTGGCTCGCATGATCGAGGTCGGCCAGCCCGATCGGTTCATCCACGCACGAGACGTCACCAGTGATCACCCGCTCGAGTCCCGTCAGGCCGGGTACGCGTGGTGCAACGACGGCTTCGGCTTCATCTACTGCGGCACCTACGAGTGGTTCGGCGAGGAGATCGTCGACGGCGCTCGCCGTGTGCTCCTCAAGGAGGTGCCCCGTGGGTAGGCAGTGGAAGGCCGGTAGCAAGACGCCAGTGGTCGGCAAGCCGTACGCGCAGTGGAAGCTGCGAGAGATCGACCCGCCTGAGCGGGTGAAGAGCAAGCACATCGTGCCACTCACCGATCGCGACGAAGGTGACGTCTGGGAGTACATCGCGGTCATCGTGTTCGTGCCGATCCAGTCGGAGGTCTGGGTGCACTTCGCGCCAGGAGCCACCGACGACGACCGGCGCACCGCATGGGCACACGCGATCCAGCTGCGTGACTCGGCCGAGACGCTCGACTCATGCTCCCCGATCGAGCTTCCCGGACAGGGGACCGTCTACGAGTCGACCATCGGCTACCGCGTGCACGGTACACGCTGCACGGTCGTCGGCTGCCAGACGTACAACAGCTGGCACGTGGGCGAGAACCACAACGCAGACCACGTCGCAGAGGACATCCGAGCCGAGGGCTACCGGGTGCGTCTGGTGCTCCGCTACGGCGATTGGGTCCCCGAGATCACGCTCGCAGCGCATCGTCTCGACACCGCCGTCGAGGCGGCAGCCCTAGCCACTGACATCGAGTGGCTCATGCAGGCCCGACGCAAGCTCAGCGCGGCCGGCATCTCTCGTCCAATCAGCAACTCGTCCGAAGGGACAGCAGCATGACCGCACCAGTCCAGTCGACCCCGCTCGACACGTTGAAGCAGACAGCCAAGCTCGTCGAGGACCTGCTCGACATCATCATCGACGACTTCGGTGGGAAGTACGGCGTTGACGATGACGACGAGGCGTACACGATCGCCGATTCGATCTCGATGGTGCTCACGAAGGCGCTCGCCGAACACATCCCCGGCATCAGCTGGAACCAGGACGTCGCGATGCGCTCGTACGACAACGACGCAGCACGGCAGGCCGTGCAGACGTTCGACGACGGTACGCCTATCTGGCGTCTCATGGATCACGGCGGGTTCGTCAGCTACTACTACCCGCGCCGCGACGGCAGTCCCGTGGAACACGCCCAGCGCATGGCCGCGCTCCACGTCGGAGAGAAGAGTCGCCACCTGCACGCAGTGACCCCGCCGCCCGACACGGGGGAGCACACCGTCGAGCCGGAAGGGAACTGGACGGGCGCGGAGACCATCGACAACATCGAGACCGCCGTGCAGCGCCTCAACGCCGCAGCAGAGCCCACCAACGCCAGCCAGCACGTCGAGGTCATGGCCGGCCTCGCAGAGTGGGAGTTCGACGCTGAGGCGCTCGCCGCAGTCGGCATCTCAGACGAACGTGTCGCCCGGGATCTGGTCAACCTGCTCCACGCTGCGACCCACGCCGTTCGCGGCGACGTCGACCCGAGCATCATCGTGCAGTCCGTTGGCATCATCGGCGGTCGCATCGCTCACCGCATCGCGGGGGTGGATCGTTGAGCTACAAAGCAACCGGGTGGGCGTACGACCTCCCTATCTCCGGCCCTCGTAAGGGCGTCCTCGTCGTCCTCGCTGACATGGCGGATGAAGCGTTCTCCTGCTACCCGGGGCAGCAGAAGATCGTCCACATGTCCGGGTTCTCCGAGAAGACCGTCCGGCGTGCTCTCGCGTCGCTTGAGGAGGACGGACTGATCTCGCGGGAGCAGCGTCACGGCCGGAACGGGTACCGGACGAGCGATCGCTACATCCTCCACGTCGATGTTCGCCTACCGGTCACAGAGCCCACTGGTCAGAGTGCCCAGCGGTCAGAGAGTCCGAGCCTACCGGTCACTCTGTCCCTGCCTACCGGTCAGAGTGACCGGGCAGAGGAACCATCAGTAGAACCACTAGATGAATCACCAGACTTGCGCATCGATGTTCCGGTGCGCAGAACGACCGAGCAGATGTTCGAGGAGTTCTGGACGGTGTGGCGGCACAAGAAGTCGAAGCTTGCCGCACTCAAGGCGTGGACCTCGACGCTCAACACGGTGAAGCCTGCCGAGCGTGAGGCGTTCGCCGACCGGATCATCGGAGTGGTGCCTGCGGCGTTCGAGCAGTGGGTGGAGATTGAGAAGCGTCCGAAGAGCAAGATCCCGTACCCGGCGACGTGGTTGCGGGCAGGCAGCTACGACGACCCGATCGAAGAGGTCGAGTCAGTTGACACTCCCGACCCGTGGGCTGGCAAGCGACGGTTCGGCGGTCGCAATGGATGACGCGCAGAGCACCGCCGCTACCCGCATCCTCCACGCCGTCCTCAGCTCAGGCGGACGCGCGCTCGACGACCTGACGCTGACGGCCGACGACTTCGATCTGGTCGAGCACGAGGCGATCTACTCGGCGATGCTCGAGATGCGCGCGGCTGGGCGGACGGTGTCGCAGGAGGCGCTGAGCCTGCGACTCCCGAAGCACGCTGACACCATCTGGTCGCTCGACTCGGCTTACGCCGCGTCGGTGTCGGTGGATCACTACGCCGAAATCCTGTCGCACAAGTCGCTCGTGCGTCGTCTGCGGGCTGTCGGGGCGGGGCTGTCTGGTCTCGACACGACCATGACGCCGGACGAGCTCGTGGAGTACGCACGCGGCAAGGTAGACGCCGCTGTGGGCGCTCAGGCGACCCGCCCGGTGGAGTTCATGCCGGAGCTGTGGGACGAGGCGCTACAGCCGGACGTCGAGGGCACGGTGGGTTCCTTCCTGCCGTCGCCGTGGCCGGCGTTCGATGCTGCGACGGGAGGGTTCCGCCGCGGCGGCTTGTACATCTTCGGCGCCCGCCCTGGTGTCGGCAAGACGGTCGTCGCGCTGAACATCGCGATGAAGCTCGGCAACTTCGGTGTCGTCGCGTACTCGTCGCTCGAGATGGGGCGTGACGAGTTGACCCGTCGGGCGATCGCCGCTCACGCTGACGTCGACATTGAGGCGATCGAACGCCGCACGCTGAACCAACAGCAAGTCGCGATGGTCGCGGCCAGCCGGCGCACGTTCCAGAGTCGCGTCGCGATCGACGACCGGGCGCACATGGTCGGACCGGCGCACGTCCGCCAGTTCGCCCGCACCGTGTCCAGGCGCGGCGAGCTGTCCGCGATCATCGTCGACTACCTGCAGCTGATGGACGTACGCGGCAACGCGGACCGGCGGGCGAAGGTGACGGACTTCTCCCGGCAGCTCAAGGTGCTCGCGAAGGATCTCAACGTTCCTCTCATCGCCCTGTCACAGCTGAACCGCGACTCGGAGAAACGGATGGACAAGCGTCCGCTGATCTCCGAGCTCCGCGAGTCCGGGTCGATCGAGCAGGACGCAGACATGGTCGTGCTCCTGTCGCGTGAGGAGCAGCAGTTCGGGGAAGAGATCATCCTCGACATCGCCAAGTACCGGCAGGGCGCACAAGCCGTTGTCACCCTCGGGTGGCGTGGAGACCGTGCCCGCATCGACGACTACAGCCCGGCGGGATACGCCAACTCATGAACCCTTCACAGAACGGACAGCACATGACCGACACCATGTTCGAGACCGAGGAGCAGGCGGCGGTTCGCGTCCAGGCGTTCCGCCTTCGCCGTGCCTTGGAGGAAGCACCTGAGCAGGTGGCTTTCGTCCACGGCCTAGCCATTTCTGGCAAGGGTGAGGTGGGGGAGACGCTACGGGAGTGGTCGGCGCCGATGCGGATCAGTGCCGCAGACGCCGCGGACGAGACCTTCGCGCAGCTTGTGAACCTCGTCGCCTACCTCGCTGAAGATCTCAACATCCCAGCGCCCGCCGCGAACGCGTTCGCTTGGCGCAACCGGAAGGACATCCAGGGTTTCCGCGCCGGCACCACCTCGGAAGGAGCTCGTCTGCTGACGCATCTGCACACGGCGTGGGTGCTGATCAACTCTGAGCAGATCGCGCGCCACCCGCAGTACGCGCAGTTCGCGAAGGACACCGTCGGGTTCCTCTGGGATTTGCGGTCGCAGTACCCGATGACCGACCGGAAGCCCCGTGATGTGTTTCCTCGGCCCTGCCCGACCTGCGATGAATGTGCGGTAGGTGCTGAGTGGGGTGACGGGGACGCCGCTGATGTGACCGTGTCTTGCTCACACTGTGGCGAGACGCTGCCATCAGCCTCGTTTCGGCAGATCCTCGCATCGCTAGGCCACATCCACCGCTGGCGAGGAACAGGGGAGAAGGTCGACGGTCGCCTCCTGTTCGTGTGCGGTCCAGATGGTCACGACCGGTGCGGTGCTAACGGAATCGAGGGCCGACCAGGGTCTGACCGTCATGCTGTCGTGGAGTTGCCAGCGTCCAGTGGGTCTAGTCATGGGCGATTCTGAGTACCTCAGCATGCGTGACGCCAGCGCGCGGGTGAAGCGTTCACGCCGTACCATCCGCAGATGGATGGCGCAGGGCATGCCGTTCGTCCAGTTTCAGGGCCGGAAGTACATAACGCTCGAGGATCTCCTGTCGACCTACCGAGGGAAGCTGGAGTCAAACCCGGCCCATCAGCAACGTCTCCGGAGACTGCAGCGGGAGAGGTCCTAGAGCACGGCCGAACCAGGCTCGCGTGGGCCGGCGGCGTTGCCGGCTCCGGGGGATCCGGAGTTACATCCCGCTCGTCTGACGCGGCGACCTGCGGGGAAGGTATTGGAACGTCCGACTCAATTGTTGGCATCTCGCAATATGATCGGAGCGTGACCGTGTTCGACGCCCCTTCGAGATGCAGCTCTCGGAGCTCGGTCGCGTTCCGCTGGTACGGCTTCCCGGCTGCCCCGACTGGGCAAGACCTCGACGTGGCGACAGAAGCCTTCATGATTGCGATCTCTCCGCCGGGCCGCGTCTGGAACCCCTGGACGAGCACCATGGTCCGGCGCGAGTTTCGCAAGCGGGTCGAGGCTGGGCAGCGCGGCGAGCTCAAGCCGGTGTCGGAGGTCAAGCACGTGGATGAGCGGAATCCTCCGCCACTCTACGAGATCCGCTGGCAGGACATCGCTGTGACAACCGTCGTGGACGGCAGCAAGACATTCGGCGAAGTCCTCGTGAGGATGTATCACTCAGAACCGGTTGGCATGCCGTCCCACTTCATCGGGCACCACATCCACGAGAAGCACGTCGACGTTGCCGACATCAACGGAGCTCAGGACGAGGAAATCGCCATCGCCAAGAAGTTCTACGACGCTGGCGAACCTGGGAACTGGGGAATTGCGTAGCCCGGGCTCACTGTATAGAGTCAAATCTATGAACGCCGACATCGGGCACCTCGAGCGCCTAGCAGACGATCTCATCGACGGGCATGCTGACCTCCTCACCAACCTGGTTGCGCTGCGCAAAAAGCATGGCCTCACTCAGGCGGAGGTCGCCGAACGGATGGGCGTCAGCCAGCCGACTGTGGCCGCCTTCGAGCGCTACGACGCAAACCCGAAGCTCAGCACCATTCGCCGCTATGCCCTTGCGGTGGGCGCCGGTATCACCCATGACGTCGCGGACCGCTGCTGCGATACGACGGACGCTAAGTTCGACAGCATCACGAAGACGTCTTCGACTCGTTGGCACAATCCGCGGGCCGGCATGTGGGGCGGATTCGCGTACCGCTTCGTGACCGAGTCCGACCAGGAACTCGTGGGATCTGACCGTGGCTGACGCCACCCCAATCTCGCTGGAAGACCTCGTTGAAGACACCGATCTGATCGGTATCTCCACGTTCCAACTCGCCGCCGAGCGTGTAGATGAGCCGTCAGAAGTCGACGACGGCGCGGAACTCGATCCGACCCACATTCTGCACATAGATACTCGCGAGGATGGCTCAGGCTTTCGCGTCAAGGTCGAAACGCAGATCGAGATGCCAATCGGTCGCATCGTCGCGACGGTCGGAGCTGCCTACCAGCTGAACACCCTCAACATGTCGGCGATTGACCGTGAGATCTTGATGGGCTTCGTCAACAATGTCGCGGTTATGACGCTCATCCCGTACATCAGACAGGCCATCGGTGACATCACGCTTCGCGTGTTCGACTCCGCCCTTCTGATGCCCATGATGAAGCGCGGTGAACTGTGGTTTGACGAGGGCCCGGATGCGACTGCGACAGATCCCGCCGACAGCGAAGACGTCGAACCCTAAGCAGTCGCGCAGCGAAGGCGTAGCGTCGACGTCCTCGCCCGCGTACCAGGCTTGCCCCAAGCTGCTGGAGGGCGAGCCGGCGCAATCACATGATCTGCCCATGTGGATCGCGCGGTCCACGATGTCTCAGAAGATTTTCGGGTGGCGGCTTGACACGGTTCCGTTGTCCCCCCACAGATAGAAACTAGGCACCATCATCAGAACAGTCGCCCGCCCTCTGGGTGATCTCCGTGTTCCCAGCCGGATTGGCGTCGAGCCAAAACACTAACTGTTCCGCGGGTAGTGCGGGATGCGGAATGGTCAAGGGTCCGGGCCATCTCTAGCACTGCCTTGGAGTCAAGCCAGACTCGATTGGGTGCCTAGATCCGGGCAGCTTCGACACCGTTGCGAGATCGTCGGGAGGGTGTCTGCCATGATCGGGACATGGCGAAGAACTGGCTGTACGGCCCGAAGGTCCAGCGTGACATTGGTGAGCAACCGCTCTGGGTGCGTGCGACGACCATTGATATCGAGACGATCGCCGACCTTGCCGACCTCGTGGAGCTCCGTGTACCGGGCTCCGCCGTCCAGATATCGGTCACCGACCGCATGCAGACTCGCGGACGGGATATCTCTCGCGAGGATCTCGCCGGGCTTGATGCGAGTGACAGGAGCAACCTCATGTTGACCGCAGCTCGGCCAACAGAGGCCACTTTCCTCAATCTGTTCATCAGTCGCTCGAGCCGCCTGGCCATCTGGGTCCAGCCCATCTATTCTGCCGAGGAGCCAATCGCGGCCTCGAACCTTCTCGCTATGGAAATCGCGGAGAAGATCGCGAACAACGGTACGCCGATCTTCATCTGGCGTCGCGTCCTGAGTGTCCTCCCCTACGTTGGTCTCTTGGCCCTCGCGTTGGCCTGGTTCAGCGCCGAGCTCGTCACTCGCATGCCCCTGCCTCTGCATTTGGCTGGATGGCTCGCAGTCCTTTTTGCAGCGTTCGTCGCCCGCAACATCAGCCGCGAAAACAACGCTCGCCTCGCATCCTCGATGACCGGCATTTATGTTCGCGAAGAGTCGCGAGAACAGACTTCTGCTCGGCGGGCAGACACCCGGATGAACATCAAAGTTGCAGCTATCACCGCACTGATCTCTATCCCGACTACGGTCCTCGTCACCCTCCTCACCACTGGGTTGTAACCACACCGCGTCGTGTCGGCGTCACAATATCCACGACGCCGGAACGATCATCAACCTTGAGGTTCCGAACGCTCCGGTCCCGGGTGCCCTTGGCCTTACCGCGGGCACCGCTCGCCCGTCCGGATCGTAAGCACCTCGGTTGCGAAACGGTCCAAGCCCGAAGCAACAGACGAGAACGCCCCGATCGGAAAGTCTGGCCGGGGCGTTCGTCAGGCGCCGTCTACTTGTCGACGTGCAGCCCGCCCACCTGTGCGCCACCAGCGGCAGCGCGATAGGCGATCGCAGCGTCGCGCAGCATTGCTGCGGTGGCTGGGCCTGGCGAGCCACCAGCAGCCTTCGCGATCTTCTGAACTGCGTCGAAGATCGCCTCCTGCGCATCGGCTTGTGCCATGTCTACTTCCTTCCGTATCGCCCCCCACCCTGTGTGACGGTGACCAAACCATAGCGGCACCCTGCGACCAGGGCGCGCGCCTGGCCAGGCATCTGCTCGTAGAACGTGAGCAGGATATTGAGACACCCCGGGGGTAGCCACATGCCATGGGAGAACAGCCGCCCCACCCACGTACCACCCCGCATCCGCGATGCCTGCCTCAAGCGCGACGCACACCAATGCACCGCGATCATGCGAGACAACACCAGGTGCACCGAGACAACGAAGCTCGAAGCAGCACACCTCAACCAGTGGCAACCAAGCGAACGCATCACCGTCGACGACGTCCGCACACTCTGCCACTGGCACCACAACAGAGAGACACAAGCCCAAGCAGCAGCAGCCCGTCGCAAACGAGGGACAGCCCGCATGCCCCGCGAGAAACACCCCGGCCTGCGCTGACAGCCGAGCAACACCACCCCGACCACCCCCTCCCCCCGGGTCACAGGAGCGCGGAGAGTTGCTGTAATCCTTCCTGGCTACGGGTCTGGGGGTTTTGGGGTGCTGGTGGCTGAGATTCGCTTTCACGGCTTCTGACCGAAACGGTTGGGGGTCTTCACCCGAAACGGGAGATGCAGTCATGGCAGGTAGAGGTCCAGCGCCGAAGGATCCGTCGAAGCGTGCTCGCACGAACAAGGATGTGATCCAGCTTCGGGTTGTTGAGGTGCAGCCGGTGGAGCAGCCGGAGTTGCCGTCGTTCTCGATCATGGTCACGGTCGATGAGCAGTTGGTGACGCAGGAGTTCGAGTGGCCGGCGATGACGCAGGACTGGTGGGCGATGCTTGCTCATCACCCGTTGGCGAAGGAGTTCATCGAGACGGACTGGTCGTATCTGATGGAGACTGCTCGTCTGCACGCTGAGTTCTGGATGGGCAAGTTGTCCCTCGCTGCGGAGCTTCGTCTTCGTGAGGCGAAGTACGGGTTCACTCCGGAGGATCGCGCACGGTTGCGGATCCAGTTCGCCCAGGCGACTGAGGCTGAGGTGTCGGTGGCGTCGAAGGTTCGGAGCTCCCGTGAGCGGTTCGGGAGCATCTCGCTCCCCGATGAGTTGGAAGCCTGATGCCGTGGCGACCGCTTGACGGTGAGTTGTTCCCGACTCTCGGGTACCACGTCGCCGATCAGATGGCCGAGTACCTCGACTACGAGGTGGTGCGCGAGCAGCTCGAGTTCCTCATCCGTTTCTACGAGATCGATCCGTTCACCTGCAAGCGGGTGAAGCGTCGCGGAGTCATGCAGCGTCCACGTGGTTGGGGCAAGTCCCCGAAGCTCGCCGCGATTGGGATCTCCGAGGCACTGTTCGAGGTTGTCCCTGATGGTTGGGACGCGAACGGGCAGCCGGTCGCTCGGCCGTGGTCTGACTTCAAGAAGATCATCAACGTGCCGATCACGGCGACGTCTGACGACCAGGTGCAGAACACGTGGGCGCCGCTCCTCGATATGGCTCGAGGCGACGCGCTTGTGAACGCGTTCGACGTCGACCCGATGGATACTTTCGTAGCCATCCCTGGCGGGAAGATCGAGCCGCGCACGTCTTCCGGACGGTCCATCAAGGGCCTGCCGGGTCAGGTGTGCGCGATCATGGACCAGACCGAGGAGTGGGTGAAGGGCAACGGCGGTCTTCGCCTGGCTCAGAACATCCGCAACAACGCCACGAAGGCGTCTGGTGTGACGTTGGAGTCGCCGAACGCGTTCACCCCGGGTGAGGGTTCGGTCGCCGAGAAGTCGGCGCGCGACTGGGAGCTCATCAGGTCGGGGAAGCACCCGAAGCTGTCCGAGGCACGGATCCTGCTCTATGACCACCGGGAAGCGCCTCCGGAGACTGACCCGTCAGACCATGAATCGTTGGTCTACGGGCTCCGGTACGCGTACGGCGACAGTTCGAACCACCCCGACGGTTGCGTCATCCACGACCCGCCGTGTGAGCCGGGCTGGGCTGACATCGCCGGTACTGCGCTCGCGTTCCTCGACACCTCAAACGACCCGCAGGTGCTCCGCGCTGACTTCCTGAACCAGATCACTCACGCATCCGATTCGTACCTGTCACAGCCTGAGCTTCGAGCGATCCTCGACGAGAAGAAGGTCGTCGGCAAGACGGAACCGGTCACGCTCGGGTTCGACGGTTCGGAGGGCCGCAAGGACTCGCACATCGCGGACTCCACGGTCCTCATCGGCTACTCGGTCACACAGAAGCACCTGTTCAAGATCGGCGTGTGGGAGCAACCGGACGGGCCGGCCGGCGAGGGCTGGCGTCCACCGCAGCTCGAGATCGAGCAGGCGGTCAAGGATGCGTTCCGGAAGTACAACGTCGTTGGTTTCTTCGCTGACCCGTCTGCTGGTTGGGCTGGTCAGGTGAAGACGTGGGAGGCGGACTACAACCGTCGCCTGAAGGTGAAGCTCACCGCGAACGAGCCGATCCGGTGGCGTCAGAAGGATGTTTCCCGCACGTGTGACGCGTTCGAGCAGATGCACTCGGCGATCGTGTCCGGTGACATCACGTTCGACGGTTCCAAGGAGCTCACTGCTCACTTCCTCAACGCACGTCGTGACGCTCGTCGCGCCGGGTACGTGTTGAAGAAGCCGGACGACGATCAGGACTACGCGAAGATCGACGCCACTTGGGGCGCCATGTTCGCGTTCGCAGCTGGACTCGAGGCGCTCGGTAAGGGCGTCACCAACAACCGCAAGGGCCCTGCCCGACGCATCTACTGACCTGGGAGGGGAACGGATGGCTACCACCCCCGACGAATGGCTGAAGCGTCTCACGTTGAAGCTTGATGCCCGTCAGCCGCGGATCGCGTTGATGCGGAAGTACTCGACCGGTGACGCGCCGATGCCCGAGATGGGCAAGAACACGCGTGCGTCGTGGGTGGCGTTCCAGAAGCGCGCCCGCACCGACATGGGCGGGTTGCTGTGCTCGTCTCTGAGCGGTCGCATGGTGCCGAACGGTGTCCGTGTCGGGGAGACAGCGAACAACCCGGCAGCTGACGCCCTGCGGCGTGTGTGGCGCGACAACCGCCTCCCGGTGGTGTTCGCGGACGCGATCTGGAACGCCCTGTCGACGTCGTACGGCTACCTGGTGACTGGTGTTCGCACTGGCGACCCGGTGATCACGTCGGAGCAGCCTGAACAGATGATCATCGCCCCTGACCCGGTGCAGCCGTGGCGGGCACAGGCGGCGTTGAAGGCGTGGCGTGACGACGAGGTTGGTCGGGACTACGCCTTGTTGTGGCTGCCGGGCACACGTCAGCTGTACGTGCGGTCCTCGAAGACGTCGAACGGTTCCATCCGTGAGTCTGCGACAGGATCCGACTGGGAGCCGCTGGGGGAGCTCGAGGAGTACGCCGGCCCCATCCCGGTGTTCGAGCTCGCGAACAAGAACGGCATGTCCGAGTTCGAACCGCACATCGACGTCATCGACCGCATCAACCTTGGCAAGCTGCAGCGTCTCGTCGTCACCGCGATGCAGGCGTACAAGCAGCGTGCGATGAAGGGTGGCCTGCCCGACAAGGACGACGAGGGCAACGACATCGACTGGGCGAAGCTCTTCGAGCCGGCCCCTGGCGCCCTGTGGGATCTTCCCGAGGGCATCGACGTGTGGGAGTCACAGTCCACCGACATCCGCCCCCTGCTGGACGGTGAGAAGACCGACCTCCGGGACTTCGCCGCTGTCACGCAGTCGCCGATTGACGTGTTCATCCCAGACGGGCAGAACCAGTCGGCGACGGGCGCGGCGAACGTCCACAAGGGCGAGATCATGAAGGCCAAGGACCGCATCGCACGGATGACAGCACCCATGGAGGGCGCTCTCCTCTCGGCCCTGCGGATCCTCGGACTCGACGACGGTTCCACGGTGCAAGTGCTGTGGGAGCCGCCGGAGCATGTGTCGCTGTCGGAGAAGTCCGCAGCTGCAGCGCAGGCGAAGTCTGCCGGCAAGTCGCAGCGGTGGATCGATCAACACATTTGGGGCATGTCCCCGGACGAGATCGCTGAGGAAGAGACGGCTAGGGCTGCTGAGCAGCTGTCGGCGGCTGTTCTGATCGGTGCAGGCAGTGGCAACGCCTGAGCAGGTCATCGTCGGCTACAACGACGCCGTTCACGCCGTCCGGCAGCGGGTGGAGACATTCGCCCGGTTGGCGTGGCTCGGCGCCGGTTCGTGGCGCGACGCTGACATCGACCGTCTGGTCCGGCTGATCGTCCCACGCGTACAGGCCGGACAGGTGCTCACCGCGCAGCTCACATCTGCGTACCTGGCGTCGCTCGAGACCATCAGGACGGGCGAGCGGGTGGCTCCTGCGGCTGTCACTGCTGCTGTCGTCACGACGGCGCGTGGTGTGCCTGTTGAGGACGTGTACCGCCGGCCAGCGGTGACGATGTACACGGCGCTGTCGAACGGCGCACAGGTCAAGGATGCGATCGACCAGAGCGTCAACCGGCTCGTGTCCCTCGTGGGCACCGACCATCAGCTGGCGAAGACGTCGCAGGCACGTTCGTCGCTCGCCGGCCGCGGGTTCACGTACATGCGTCGCACGCTGACGGGTCGTGAGAACTGCGCCATGTGCGCGATCGCATCCACCCAGCGGTACCGGGTGCAGAACCTGATGCCGATCCACCCGGGCTGTGACTGCGGTGTCGACACGGTCGAGGCAGGGTCGGATCCGGGGCAGGTACTCGAGCCGGAACGGTTGGAGACCATCCACGCGGCGATCGAGTCCGAGTTCGGCGGCACAGACCGCGGCGCCCGGTACCTCGACGGCGGCAACACCCGCTCCGACCTGCTCGACCTTGTGACCGTCCACGAGCACGGCGAATACGGGCCGACGCTCGCCTGGCGCGAGCAGCACTTCACCGGGCCTGACGCCCTCAACTGATTTCCCGCAACCGCGGGATTGAGTCACCGAAACGGTGACTATCCACACACCCGAAACGGGGAATGCACTGATGCCGAAAACCGAAGAAGAGATCGCCGCTGAAGCAGCCGCAACGGATGCGAACGCAGCGAAGACGATCGAGGAACAGCTCGCCGCCGCTCAGGCGGAAGCCGAGAAGTGGAAGTCGCTCTCACGCAAGAACGAAGAGCGCGCCACGGCCAACGCCGACAAGGCACGGCAGCTGGACGAGCTCGAAGCCGCGAACCAGACCGAGCAGGAGAAACTCCTCGCTCGCGCTGAGGCCGCGGAAGCGAAGCTCGCCGAGATCGACGCGAAGAGCACCGCCGCGACGCTCCGCGAGGAGATCGCGAAGGAGAAGGGGTTCGAGGATCGGAAGATCCCCGCGACCGCGCTCCGTGGTGCCACCCGTGAGGAGCTCGAGGCACACGCCGACGAGATCCTCGCTCTTCTCCCCGCGCCCGCCGAAGCACCTGGTGCTGAAGGCCAGGGCGCAACAGGAACCCGCATCGGTGATGGCGAGCTGTCACCAGATGACATCGTCGCCGCCGCTACCGCCCGGTAGCACCCCGGTTCATCACGTCCGTGATGGCCGACACGTTCTGAAAGGGAAGCCATCATGGCAAATATTTTCGTCAAGGGGCAGAAGCTCGCGCAGACCGCGCTGGGCCTGCTCCGTCGTCAGGTCAAGGCCCCCGGGCTCTTCACCTACAAGTTCGGCATCGCCGATTTCAAGGGCGCTGAGGGTGACGTCGTCAACATCAAGCGTCCCGCGGTGCTCGTCGCCCGTGAGAAGCCGTGGCGTGGTGACGACGCGATCGTCGTCGACCGTCTCGCGAACTCGAAGATCCAGGTGGCGCTGAACCGTCACATCTACTCCGCGGTCGCGCTGTCGCCCGAGGAAGAGACGCTCGACGAGGTCGACTACGTCCGCGACGTTCAGGTGCCGCAGGTCAACGCGATCCTGGACTTCTTCGAGAACATCGTCGTCGGTGCCCTCCGCGCCGCAGCGTTCGTCTTCGGCGTCACGTTCAACCCGGCATCGGGCAACGCGGTCGAGTCCGACCCTCGCAAGGTCGCGATCCGCGCCCGGAAGCTCGCCCAGCAGGCTCACTGGCCCCTCACCGGTCGGTACTGGCTCGTCGGCGCGAACGTGTCCGAGGCTGTCGCCTCCTACGAGAAGCTCCTCGACGTCGACACCTCCGGCCTCCCCGAGGCGCTCCGTGAAGGTGTCGTCGGGCGTCTCGCCGGCTGGACCATCGTCGAGCTCGACGCGCTCGGTGAGGACGAGTCGTACTTCGTCCACGAGACCGCAGTCGCCATCGCGACCGTCGCCCCGGCAGTGCCGAACGGTGTCGCGAAGGGTGGTGGTGTCGCGGCCGGCAACGGTCTCGCCGTCACGCAGCTGTGGGACTACGACAGCACGTACATGAAGGATCGCTCCATCGTGCACGCGTTCGCCGGATCCACGGCGGTCACTGACCCGGAGCAGGACCCCATCACGGGCGCCATCGTCCGAGACGAGAACGACCAGATCGTCCTCAAGTTCCAGCGTGCCATCAAGGTCACGTTCGGTGCTGGCGGGGCCGAGAAGGCGTCCTACACGGTGTCCATCACCGGCGCCCCGACCGGCGGAACGTTCACCGTGACGATCGACGGTCAGACCACTGACCCGATCGCCTACAACGCCTCGAGCGCGACGATCGCTTCGGAGATCAACGAGCTCACCGGCGTCTCGGGAGCCAACGTCACCGGCGGTGCGTTCCCCGCGAACGCGAAGACGGTCACGCTCAAGGAGCGCGCTGTCGTCACCGTCACCGGTGCGTTCACCGGCGGCACCAGCCCGGCCATCGCGGTCGCGTAACCACCCAGGAGGTGAGATCATGTCCAACCCAACTCTGGCGTCCCAAGAGGACGTCGTCGCGGCGCTCGGGCGTGCTCTCACCTCCGAGGAGGTCACGCGGGTCGACGCGATGCTGACGAAGGCATCTGAACTGTTCCGGCTCCGGTCGGGGCAACGGTTCACCCCGGGCACGTCCACGGTGCGCCTGAAGGCGAACGCCGGCACCGTGCGACTCCCGCAGGCGCCAGTCACCAGCGTTGAATCGGTGGTCGACGACTGCGGTGCGGTCATCCCGTTCACCCGGTTCGACCAGGTGCTGACGCTGCACCGGCTGTCTCACGAGTTCGTGCGCGTCTCCTACTCACACGGCACCTACGACGTTCCCGACCTGGTGAAGGTCACGGTCGCGGAGATCGCCGCGCGTGTCCTCCGCATCGACCCAAGGGCAGCTGCAGGTGTCACGCAGCGTTCGAAGACCACCGGGCCGTTCACCACGGCTGAGACGTTCTCCGCGTACTCGGTGGGCGGGCAGCTGCTGCTGTCGCCTGATGATGTGGCGATCGCGAACAGCTTCAGGGCGCCGCGCACATCCGGCACGATCGTGATGCGCGCATGATCGTGCAACGCGAAACGTTCGCCGGCAGCGGCGAGGACTCACACGGCAACGAGGTCGAGTCCTGGGATGACCCTGTCGACGTCGAGATCATGGCATTCGACCCCGGATCCTCCTCCGAACCGCGCGAGGCCGGCCACGACCGGGTCATCGTCGAACCCACTATCTACCTGTACCCGGGGACCATCTTTGGCCCCCGTGACCGTGTGGTTGTGAACGACCGCACGTACGAGGTCGAGGGCGAAACCCGCGTCTGGGAGCACCCCGAAGGCGCTGATCACTACGGCAACGTCATCACGATCCGACGAGTGGAGGGCTGACATGGCAAGAGTCACCGTGAAGCTGAAGATGGGCGGCATCCAGAAGACGCTCCGGGATGCGCAGCCTGCTGTGACGGCGCTGGCGAAGGGTATGGCGGACAACGCTGGCGAAGGCTTCGAAGCAGTCGCCCGCCCGTCACGAGTCACTGCGCGTGCGTATGTGCAGACCACCGGGCGCAAGGGCGCGAAGCGACAGGCCGAAGAGGCTGTCCTGGAACGCGTTCTGGGGTCCGCGCAATGAGTTTCGTTGACGCCGAGGCGCTGGCGGTGGCGTTCCTGAAGCCGGTGGCGAATCCTGAACGGGTCGGCACGAAGGTGCCAAACCCGCGGCCGAAGCGGTTCGTGCGGGCCTACCGCACGGGCGGCGCGGCCGTGAACCGCGTGCTGGAACGCGCTCAGATCACTGTCGATGTTGAGGCTGAAGATTCCACCGTCGCGTTCGACATCGCTTCCCTGTGTCGTGAGGCGTTCCTGAACGACTACACGCGCATGCCTCTCGTTCGCACCGTTGAAGAGGCCGGCGGGCTCCATTACACGCCGGATCCCACCACGGGCGCTGACAGGTATCGCTTCACCATGGCGCTGACCGTTCGCGCTGCCCGCTGACCATCACCACTCATTCGACCCTCTGCCATCCGGTGGGGGGTTTCGTCATGCCGGGCGTGTGTTCGGCGACATGAAAGGAACACTCATGGTGCTGCAAGCATCTAACGCCCGGATCTGGGGAAGCGACCTCGACTCGCTCCTGCTGGCGCCTGTCGGGACGCCACTGATCACGAGCATCAACGAAACCCCGAACGCCGCGTACGAGGACATCGGATGGCTGCACGAGGACGGGGTGAAGGAGTCTCCGACGGGCTCGAAGGAAGTCATCCGCGGTCACCAGGGCGCGAAGGTGGTCCGTACGCGGATCGGTGAGCCCGGCACGACCATCGACTTCACCGCGCTCGAGACGAAGGCTCAGACGAAGTCCCTCCGCTACCACGAGAAGGCTGTGGCGACGGTCGGTGGTGTCCGTCAGGTCACCCGTGGCGCTGGACAGCGTGTGCAAGCCCGCTCGGCGTTGGCGTACTTCTACGACGCCGACAACACGACCGTCAAGGAAGTGTGGGCGATCCCGCGTCTCGAGATCATCCCGAACGGCGAGAAGGAGTTCGTCAACTCGGACATCTCCGGCTTCCCGTTCCAGGGCGAGATCATCGGCGACTACTACACGTTCGAGAGCAACGGTGCGGCGTTCGGTACCGCGTGGGTGGAGACCATCACCGGTGCCCCGACCGGTGGTACGTACACGCTCACCGTGAACGGTGCCACGACCGCCCCGATCGCGTACAACGCCGCCGGCACGGTCATCGCCGCGGCGATCAACGCGCTCTCCGGCGTGACCGGCATCTCCGGCGTCACGGGCTCCGGCGCGTCCTCGCCGTTCTCGCTCACGTTCCCGTCTGCCGTGTCCGTCACGGCCAACGGGTCCAGCCTGACCGGCGGCACGTCGCCCGCGGTCAACGTCACCACGCCGTAACAGATGTGACCGGGTGGGGAATCCCTTGGTGATGGCTCGCCCCACCCGGTCACTCTCTCGAGCCATCACCACCGAACCGAAGGGCCATCACCATGGCACGAATCCAGATCCTCGAACTCCCATCTCAGGTCGTCGGCGAGATCGTCCGCACGCCTTTCGCCCTGGTGATCGACCAGGTCGACACGGAGACCATCAACACCCATTCCGGCGCCAACGTCCGCACGCTCACCGAGCTCACGCAGGACGAGGCGAACGCGATGGCGAAGAGCGTCGGCGCCGAAGCCGCGCTCCTCGCCGCCTGCACCCTCGATATCGCCTGACCAGACATCCCCAACTCATCACGAAGGAGTCATCACCATGGCTGCACCGAAAAAGCCCCAGGATCACCTCGAGAAGGTCGACAAGCCGAAGGTCGAACTCATCGACGGCGGTAAGAAGGTCACCCACCACGGCGTGACTGTTGTCGTCATGGACGAAGCGCTCGACGACTTCGAGCTCGTCGACGAGCTCAGCCGCGTCCAGTTCGGCGAGAAGGAAGACAAGGGGCGCCTGCCGCTCATCTGCCGACGTCTCGTCGGTGAGGACGGCTACAAGGCCATCATGGACGGCCTGCGCGGACCGAACGGGCGCGTGACCGTCCAGGCCGGCTTCCAGTTCATCCAGGAGCTGTTCGGGGCACTCAACCCAAACTCCTGACGCTCGCGTACGCCCTCCACAAACACGAGGGCGCATTGCGGGCGTCACTACAGGCCGCGTACGGCATCCGGCTCGCCACCGTGCGACAGAACTACGGTGCGCTCGAGCTCGCCGACCTGGTCGCGTTCCTCCCCGATGGGTGTGCCCTGTGGCAGTCGATCGGCGGCTCCCGCGCGTGGTCACCGGAGATGCATCTGCTGAACCACATCGAGTGGCGGTTGCACATCCTCGACTGGCGGAAGACGAAGGCCGGCCAGGACAACCGGAACCAGCCGGTCCTCACGAAACCCCCAGCCCTTGCGGATGAACGCGAGGCGGCTCAAACGAAGACCTCTCGCCGCGCATCCGCGTGGGAGGAACGACAAAAACGACAGGCCCACGCGCCGGAATAGGGGTCTCTCGTGGCGAACGAAATCGCATCCGCTTACCTCGCCCTGTACGCCCGCATGCCAGGCGTACAGGGTGATATCGCCCGCGAGCTCGGCGGTGTCGACGCCGACGGGGTCGGGCAGGATCTCGGTCGGCGCACCAGTGAGGGCTACACCCGCGGGTTCGCTGCTGCCGGCGCGATCGGTGGCCTCGTGGCGACGCTCGCTCAGGGTGCCATGCAGTCCCTCGGCGACCTCGTCGGCGATGCGGTCGCGGCGTCGGATGCGACATCGAAGTTCGCGAAGACGCTCGACTTCGCCGGCATCGACACGACCACCATCGACAAGCTGCAGAAGTCGACCAAGCAGTACGCGGACGACACGGTGTACGACCTGTCGACGGTGCAGAACACGACCGCCCAGCTCGCCGCGAACGGTGTGAAGGACTACGACCAGCTGACCCAGGCGGCCGGGAACTTGAACGCCGTAGCCGGTGGCACCCCGGACACGTTCTCGTCGGTGGCGATGGCTCTGACGCAGACAGCTGGTCAGGGGAAGCTGACGACGGAGAACTGGAACCAGCTCGCTGATGCGATCCCTGGCGCGTCTGGTGTGCTCATGGCGTCGCTCGAGAAGGCCGGTGCGTACACGGGCAACTTCCGTGACGCGATGGCTGCTGGCGAGATCACCGCTGACGAGTTCAACGCCGCCCTCATGGAGGTCGGAACGGACCCCGTCGCCGTGGAGGCTGCGAAGTCAACAGAGACCATGGAAGGCGCTCTCGGCGGGCTGCAGGCGACCATCGTGGGCGGACTGTCCGACGCCATCACCACGATCAAGCCAACTCTGACCGGGCTCGTGAACGGGCTCTCCGGAGCGATTCAGTTCGTGAAGGACAACGTCAGCTGGATCGCCCCGCTCGCCGCCGGCATCGGCATCGCCGCGGCCGCGTGGGTGGCGTACTCGACGGTGATGGCAGGTGTCGGCGCCTATCATGCGGCAGCAGCCGCAGCTGAGGGTGGTCTCACGATCGCCCAATGGCTCCTCAACGCTGCGATGTCAGCGAACCCAGTCGGCCTCATCGTGATCGCGATTGGTCTGCTCATCGGCGCGATCATCCTCCTGGTCATGAACTGGGACACCGTTGTGCAGTTCCTCTCCGACGTGTGGCAGGGCTTCGTGTCCTGGTTCACGGGCGTGATGGACGGCTTCCTCGCATGGTGGAACGGTCTCTGGACTGCGGTCTGGGAGTGGATCGTCGGCATCTGGAACGGCATCGTCGCTTGGGTCACTAACGCGATCTCGATGCTGCTCCTCGGGATGCAGATCATCGGCTCCAACATCTCCGCGTGGTGGAACGGCATGTGGGAGGGCATCGGTTCCTTCCTGATGGGGATCTGGTCGAACATCGTCGGCTTCGTCACGGGCTACATCAACATGGTCCAGGCGATCATCGTGGCCGTCGTGACGACGATCTCTGGCATCTGGAACACGGTGTGGGGCGGCATCAGCTCGTTCTTCATCGGAATCTGGAACGGCATCATGGCCGCGGTCGGCATGTTCCAAGGCGCCTTCTCCGCAGCGTTCGCCGGCGTCTCCTCCGTCGTCCAGGGAGCCTTCGAAGGTGTCGCTGGGATCGTGAAGGATGCGATCAACGGGGTGATCCGGGCAATCAACGGGGCCATCGGCGGCATCAACACGATGATCGGCCTGGCTAACAACATCCCCGGTGTCGCGATCCCGACGCTCGGGACAATCCCTGAGCTCGCCAAGGGCGGCATCATCTCCAAGCGTCCCGGCGGCATCCCCGCGATCATCGGCGAGGGCCGGTACGACGAGGCCGTGGTCCCACTCAGCCCCACCAACCTCGAAGCCATCCGAGGCGGGGGGTCTGGTGGCGTGCACATCGAGATCCTCAACAAGTCCGGCGTACACCTCGACGACCTGATCGAGCTACGCATCATCGAGCACGACAAGAAGTCCCGCGTGGATCTCACCAACGGATATAGGGGAGTGGCCTGATGGCTGAACGACTGGTCTCTGCAGATCTCGCGACGGGTTCGCTCTCGCCGATCGTTCGGCAACGGTTGGCCGTTGAACTGAAGACCCCGACGAGCGAGGTGGGCGCAGCGTTGAAAGACGCTGTGCCCCGCTCGATCTCGGGAACGTACGCGGCCCGACCTGCGGCGAACACAGTCCCGGACGGGTCGATCTACTACGCGACCAACGTGCCCGAGGCGTACCGCTCGAACGGCACTGCTTGGTCGGTCATCGGCGCTGGCGGCAACGAGCTCGCGACCGCTCAGCTCACGTCCCCGGCGAGCGTCGCGGCGGGATCGCAGGTCGACATCACCGGGCTGACGGCGACGTTCGTCGTTGGCGAGCGGCCGATCGAGATCCGCTTCGACGGCGACCTCAAGACGAGCCTCGCGAACACCGCCGTCGTCATCTACCTGTTGCTCGACGGCACCACCCGTCTCATTCCGTCCTTCACCGGCCTCGCCGCCGACAAGTTCATCACCATCTCGAAGCGGGCGCGCATCGGCGGGCTCGTGCCGGGATCCACCCACACCCTCAAGGCACAGTGGAACGGTGGCGGCACGATGACGCTCAACGGCTCGACCGACAACCCGGCGTCGATCTCGGTGGTGACGCTCTAGTGGGCTACGCAGCAGCTACCGAGTACTCGGTCGGCACGGTGGTTCCCGGCGAGGGTGCGCTGATGATCCGGCCGAAGTTCAAGCAGTCTCGCCAGGGCGTGATGTTCGTGCACGGCGCCGGATCTGATGCGACCTACTGCATCCGCCCGGAAGGCAAGCAGGCCGAGCTCACACAGCTCGTCGCCGCGGACGGCTTCACCGCCTACTCAGGCGACAACGGTGGCCCGCAGACCTGGGGGAACGTCACCGCGATCGCCCGCATGGGCTCCGGGCAGGCGTACCTCCAAGGGCAGGGCGTCAAGGGCGACAAGATCGCGCTCGTCTCCGCGTCCATGGGCGGTCTGGTCTCGCTGAACTGGGCAGCTCAGAACAAGGCCAAGGTGTCCTGCATCGTGTCGGTCATCCCGGTGATCAACGTGACTGACATCCACACGAACAACCGCGGCGGGTCGGCGGCAGCCATCAACGCCGCATACTCCGGCGGCTGGTCCCAGGCGACGTACGGCGCGGTCCACAACCCGCGCACGCTCGCGACGGCCGGCAAGTTCTCGGGCATCCCGATGCTGATCTTCTACGGACTCACCGACACGCTGTGTATGCCGGCCGAGACCGAAGCATTCGCCGCATCGGTGGGCTCGAGCGTGGAGTTGGTGGCGATGCCCTCAGGCCACGACTTCACCTCCTACGGGCTCGCTGACCACCCGCGGATCATCGAGTTCCTCAACGAACACAACTAGGGGGCGTCATGGCTGAAGCGTTCTGGCCCGTCTACGGCGTTCCTGGTCTGTACGAACCGAACTCCGAGACGCCTGAGGATCCGCCCGGATCTGGCCTCTACTCCACCGGCACGCTGGTGGGATCGGGCGGGCTGTACGAGTTCGACATCGCCCCGCCCCTGCCGCCGCAGCTGACGCCGCACACTGACTACGCCCCAGTTCCTCGGGTCGACATCCTGTTCGAGTCGCTGCCGTTCGGCGCCGTCGAGCTGACGGTGTTGCAGATCAGCGACGAAGGAGTGGTCCCGGTCCGATCGGCTGAACGGAAGTTCGCGGCCGGCGGGTTCTTCATCACCGACTACGAGGTCCCACTAGGGATCCCCGTGTCGTACCGGGCTGAACAGTTCGACGCCGACGGCAACTCGATGGGTCTCACGGAGACGGCGACGGTCACGGTCAACATCCCCGTGGGGGTGGCGGTGTTCCAGGATCCGCTCGAACCGGACGTGTCCGCGGTCGTCGGGTGTGAGGAATCCTTCGCCGCCTCGCTGTCACGCTCGCGTGAGGTGAAACGGCATCGCATCGGCTTCGACACCATTGCCCTCATGGGCGCGATGAGCCTGCTCGAAAACGTGAACCTGCGCAGTTGGGCATCCACTGACACCGACCAGGCGAAGTTCGACCTGGTGCTCGAGCGGACTCACGTGGTCATCAGGACGATGCCGCCGATGCCGCTCCCGCGCGTCTTCCACGTGGTCATCCCCGACATCACTCGGGTGCCGTTCGATCTCCGCTTCGACGGCGAGACGAACGTGTGGGACTTGACCGCATTCGAGGTGTCCCGATCCACCCTCGACGTCCTCGTGTCGCCCGTGTCCTGGCGGCGGATCATCGACGCCTATCCGACGTGGGCCGACCTCATCGCGGCGCACCCCACCTGGCTCGACGTCATGCGGAACCCGCCGCCGGAAGCATAGGAGGACGCTGTGCTGACAGCTTCGGAGGAACAGCAAGCCGCGCTGCGCACACACCAGAAGGGATCCGTCCGAGGGTCGGCGTTCTACAAGGGCCAGTTGGTCGCTTCGGTGAACGTCGTCCCCTCCGGGGCGGTGGGGTTCAACGGTGACGGGGAGATCCAGTCATCGACGTCGGTGACGATCGTCGGGCAGGCGCCGTCCCTGGTGCCTCGCGTGAAGACGGACCCGCTGGCCCCGTTCGGCCAGGAGCTCGCCCTGTGGCGGGTGCTTGAGTTCGGCGGGCGCACCTGGGAGATCCCGTTGGGCCGGTTCCGCATCACCGACGTGACGAGCTCGCAAGAGTACCTGCGCGGCGACGTGGTGACTGGGTTCGAGGTCGAGTTGGCGTTGAAGGACCGGTTCGAGCAGATCAAGGCCGACGACTTCCTCGAGGTCGTGTCACCGATCCGTGGCGCGACTTGCTACGAGGAGCTGCGTCGGCTGGCACCCATCCCCGTCCAGGAGTCGCTACCGGATCAGCCGGTGCCGGCGGCGACGGTGTACGAGTCGCGCATCGCCGCGATCGAAACGCTCTGCAGCCTCATGGGCGGTGCACCGCATCTCACCCGCGAGGGTGTGCTCACGGTTCGCCCGAAGGACGCCTGGTTGACGGCGACGGTCCCGCAGTTCGACATCAAGGGTGTCATCTCCTGGCAGGAGGGCATGTCGAACGACTACTTCAACCAGGTGCAGGTGAAGTCGTCGAACAACAACGACCTCGTCGCGTTCAGGTCCATCAGCGACCCATCGAACCCGCTGCACCCGTCGATCGCTGGCGGGCGCACCTACAAGCATTCCGCGCCGATCTACCAGACGCAGGCAGCCGTGAACGCTGCAGCGGAGACGATCCTCGCGCGCGTGTCCACTCGACGTTCACGGGTGGTCGACGTGGTGTGCGGCCCTGAGGCGATGCTGCTCGAGCTCGGCGACTTCGGATGGTTCCGCGACCCGCGCACGAAACGGGCAGCACTCGGGGAGATCGCGTCGATGTCCATCCCGCTCGATCCCACCGCCGGTGTCCCTGTTTCAGTGATCGTCTCTGAGGAGTTCTGATGTTGTTCGCTGAACAGTCAGCCCGCGAACAGGCCCAGCTCCGTCGCGGCCTGTCGGATGGCACAGAGGGCGTGTGTGTTGCCGTCGACTGGGAGAACCGGTTGGTGACGGTGAACATCGGCGGCGGCGAGCAGGTCATGCCGACTGCCGGCGACACGCCCTGGGTGGGCGACCGGGTCACGGTCGCGTACCTCGGCCGCAAGCCGTGGTGCATGGGCTCGACCGCACGTTCACCGCTGGGTGTCGTCGCTTCGGCCCCGGACGCCGGGAAAGTGGTGGTCGATGGGGACGACGCCGCACGCTACCGCTACGCGTACAACGCCGCTCTGAGCCTCAACGTGGGCGATGTGGTGGCGTTGGACCACGCGAGGAAGTCAGTCGCTTACGTGCTGTCCTCGCGCCCCGACGAGGAACTCCCGACCGTGCCGACCGCACCCGGTGGTGCGGTGCAGGAGCGGTACTTCACCGCCATCGACTCGGCGAACTTCCGCTCCGGCACCTATGCCGGACCTGAGTTCGAAGTGTCCGACAACCGCATGGCCGCGTACTGGTACGGGACGCAGATCCGCGACACCATCCCTGCCGGCGCGACGATCCTCGCAGCGGCCGTGTACCTGGCGCAGGAGTGGGACCAGGTGCCGTCCACGCCCTCCCGTCTCGGGTTGCACGGTGACGGGTCAAACGTCGGCCCTCCCGGCCTGTTCGGTGCCATCGACATCAGCGGTGGCACGCAATCCGTCGACCTCCGTGGCGCGTTCATCGACGCGCTCCGCGGTGGGTCGGCTTTCGGCTTGGGCCTGTACGAGGGCATGGGTTGGCGCCGGTTCGGTGCCGCCTCTTCGTCGGGTCAGATTTTCGTTCGTTGGTCGTCGTGACCGTGATGATTGGAGTTCCGCATGACCGGTAGGACTGGCTACACGGAGTACGACAACAACATGCCCCCTGAGGGGCCTGCTCAGATGAATGGCATCTTCGAGCACTTCGACCCGCTGATCGGTGAGTCCGCCGCCTTGATCTCGGATCTTCCGTCTGGGACGTGGAAGGGCCGCACCATCACGGTCGAGGAGGACGGGTCGGTCCGCAACTACGACGGCACGAACTACCGCACGGTCTACGAGGACACGGGTTGGCAACTGCCGACGTTCTCCGGCTCCGGGTGGGCCAACTTCGGCTCCGTGTACGAGACTGCCGCGTACCGCCGCAGGAACGGCATGGTCATCGTGAAGGGGTTCGTGAAGGGCGGCACCAACACGACCCTGTTCACGCTCCCTGTGGGCTTCCGCCCTGGCGAGCTGCTGGTCCGCACGGTGGGGTCAGCGACTGGTCACGCGCTGGTCAACATCACCCCTGCTGGCGCGTTCCAGGTCACGGCGTACCTGACCGGCGGCACGAACGCGAACGTGCAGATCGCCTGCATGTTCCTCGCGGAAGGCTAGGCCATGGCGAACACCGTAGACCAGGCGATCGCCTATGCCCGATCACACCCGCAGCGCGACGGCGGCTCGTGGGCCGGCTGGTGCGCTTCGTTCGTCTACCGCGCAGGCGGGTTCGATCGTGCCTACGCGTCCGCGATGATCGCCGGTTCCTCATCGGGGATCCTCGCAGCCGACTACCGCAGCGCTCAGCGCGGGTCCATCCACTACTGGTCTGGTGTCGGCGGTGACGGTCACGTTGCCATCGACATCGGCGGCGACAGCAGCGACCGGCTCCTGCTCATGGCGTCGAGCTCTGTGACGGACCCTTTCGCCCCCGGCGCGGCGGTGGGCGCTGTCTGGATGTCGCAGTACGCGCGCCTCGGGATCCCGTACCGCGGACACACGTTCGCTTGGGGTTCCGAGCGTCTCGCATCGACGGAGCAGTCAGCTCCGCAACCCACAGAAGCAGCAGCACCGAAACTGGAGGTTTCAGACATGCCGAAGATCATCGCAGTGCCCGGTGGCACCATCGCCCTCGTCGGGGAGCTCATGGCCAAGCCGTACAAGGACTTCACCGCGGGAAGCCAGTTCTCGATCACCGCGAACTCGGCAGCGTACGGAGTGGTGAGCGGGTTCACGGAGGACATGGCTTCCACTCTCATCCGTGAGGCGAACGAGCGCGGTGCTGAGTTCCGCAAGGCAATGCGAGAAGGACGATGAGCCGCCCCGACGAGGAGCAGGCAACTCCGACGTCTGAGCCCGAGATCGTCGAACGGTCCGCGGACTGATCCCCTCTGTCCCTTCGAGAGGGGAACTGTGAATGCCCGAATGGCTGGTGCCGCTAATCGGCGTGCTCGTGACTGCGGCGCTCGGCTACCTGACCTTCCTTGCTACACGGAAGACGGGCGACCGGGACCGCATCGCGAAGCTCGAGGCGCGTCTCGACAAGCTCGAAGCGCGCGACTCTCGCAAGTCCGACTACATCGAGGATCTGCGAGCTCATATCAACACGGGGCAGGGACCGCCTGCGCCACCGTATCCGGCGAACTTGTTCGAGTAGGGGTGTCATGAAGTTGCAGAAGCCTCTGGTGGTGATCGCGGCCCTGACGGTCGCGACGACACTCGTCGGGTTGTCCGTTTCGAACCTGTCCCTGACGATCACGAACGGGTCGCAGTCTGCTGCGATCGCTGAGCTGTCGCAGAACAGCGATGCTTTGCGTGAGCAGGTGAAGGATTCAGGGGAGGTGCCCGTCGCTCCTCCCGCGAAGTCAGTGACCGGTGAGCGAGGTGAGCAGGGCGCTCGAGGTCTCCCCGGTCCGCAAGGTCCGGAAGGCGATGCCGGCCCTCGTGGCGACATCGGACTCCCAGGACAGACCGGCCCGCAAGGTCCGGCGGGCAAGGACGGGTCGCCCGGTTCGACGGGACCATCCGGCGCGAACGGCGCAGATGGATCCCCGGGACCGGCCGGCCCGCAAGGACCGCAAGGCGTTCCCGGGCCTGCAGGTCCGGCTGGTGCGGATGGCCGCGGCGTGGCCGCAGTCGAATGCCAGGCCGACGGCACCTGGCTCATCACCTACACCGACCTCTCAACGACGACCGCGGACGGACCGTGCCGCGCGGTCATCCCCGAAATCCCAACGCCTGAGGAGGCACTCCCATGATCCTGTTCAACTTCGACCTCGCACAGCTGCTCTCTCTGCTCTCCGCGATCGTTCTCCCGCTCGTCGTCGGCATCGTCACGACCCGTGTCACTTCGCCCGGCGTGAAGGCGATGCTCCTCGCGGCACTGTCGTTCGCGATCAACCTGCTCGCCGAGCTCGCCGCTGCCATCACCAACGGCACCCAGTACGACCTCGGCGCCGCGCTCTTCACCGGTCTCGGCACGTTCCTCATCGCCGTGGGTGTCCACTACGGCTTCTGGCGTCCGACTGGTGCGACCGCGGCCGTGCAGGCCGCCGGCCGTCATGTGGACACCAGCAAGCCCACCGTCTGACCCACCTGATCGAAGAGGAGTGACCTGATGGCTGTGTTGACTGCGACTGTTGAGGATTTCACGGCTGTTGGGGCGGTGGCGGCTGACCGTTCGGTGCTGATGTTCCGCACTGACCGGTTCGATGCGGCAACTGGGTTGTCTGCGCGGCAGTGGCATGCGGAGGTGGTTGGTGGTGTCCTGTCCACGCAGCTCCCTGACATGTCGCCAGGGGTGTCGTTGCGGATCTCTGCGTCGTCGTCGATCCCCGGGTTCAAGTCGGTGGCGGTCGCAGGGTACCCGGCAAGCATCACCCTGTCGGAGCTGCTGACGGCTACGAACCCGGATGGCTCGCTGAAGTACGTGGTGGACCCGACGACGCTCGAGCCCATGCAGCCGTTGCCGCCTTCCGCCTCGGACATCCTCGTGCGGGCGGGGCAGGCCCGAGACGCTGCGGAAGTGGCGCAGGGGCAGGCGGCTGCGTCCGCGGGAGCTTCCGCGACCTCGGCCGCCGATTCCGAAGACTCCGCCAACCGGTCTGGCACCTCAGCGTTCAACGCTGCAGGCTCTGCCGCATCAGCCCTGGGGCACGCCAACGATGCTCTGGCATCCAAGAACGAAGCCGTCGGCGTCGCGGACTCCTCGGTCATCAACGCAACGAAGACGGTCTCCGGGGACCAGTACCTCGTCAAGCTGAACCGCAAGAACGGCTCCGACATCGACCTCGGAGACCTGCGCGGCCTGCAGGGTCTCATTGGTGACATGACGCCATTCACCAACGGCACTTGGGCGGCGGGCGCTCAGACCGTGAACGCCGCGGCAGGAGCTCAGACCGTCGCTCGCACGCTCACCGGCAACGTCGTCCTGTCGATCGTCAACACCCCCGTTGCGGGGCGCGCGTACACGATGAGCCTGTCACTCAAGCAGGACGCCACGGGCGGGCGGACGATCACCTGGCCGCCCGCGGTCGTCTGGCCGGAGGGCCTCAAGCCGACCCTGCCTGTCGCACCGAACGCGCTCGCTACCTATCACCTGTACTGGGATGGCGTGCGCTGGATCGGCATCGTCGGTGGGCTGAACCTTGCGTAGCGCCGCAGCGAGCTCCGGGTCGCCCAGCTCGGGCTACCCGTATGGCCTCGCTGCACTGGTCGGCGCGCCCGTCGTGCTCTTCGAGGGTGCGTTCCCCTCCGATGTCGCCCTGCCTACGTGGGCGCAGAAGCGCCAGGGCTACACCCTCTATGCCGTCACCACGCCGGGACCGGGCACCACACGCGACACGCTTGTCGACGGCGTCCTCTCAACTCAACGCATTCACATCACCTACGGTGACGGCGGACAGCGGTGGAACATGTACCAGTCCGCCTCAGTGTTCTCTCCCGTCGTCAACGACGCGAACACGCGGCGCCTCATAGCCGCCCGCTTCGACGGTGCATCATCCCGCTTCACCCGCGACGGGGTCCAATCGCAGGCGGGCAACGCCGGGATCGCTTCAACGAACGCAACTGGTCTCCGCATCGGTGCGAACGCCGCGGGCAACGATCCCTGGCGCGGGACGATCGAAGTGGTCCTCCTCTTCGCCGAGGCGCACACGGACCAGCAGATGCAGGTCGCTACGCGGTGGCTCGGCGCCAGATACGGACAACCGGTCACCTAGAACAGCCCCTCTCAACCTTTCGGGTTGAGCGGGGCTGTTTTGTCGTTCCGTGGCTGTGGAGAACCCGCTCGACGGTTGACCCGTTCACGGCACCATGGCCTCATGAGCGACATCAGCCCCACCGAGATCCGAGACACCTACGCGGCGTTCATCGAACGCCAACTCCCGTCCATCACCGACCCGGACGGCATCCTCGAAGGGACCCTCGACGTCCTCGACGACATCATCGCCGGCCGATACCGCCGGTAGGCTCCCATCCGCGGCGCATGCCGGAACCCCTCGCTCCTACATGCGCCGCCGCTGCACCCCGTCGCCGTCGATCCCGTTCGGCGGCCCATCCCGCCCGTCGCGCTTCGATGGGAGATCCCACCGCACCATCAGGTCCGCCCGCTCCAACGTCGGAGTGGTCCCCATCAGGGTGCGTGCTCCCGGGTCGAGGTCCCAACGGGACACGAAGAACACGTCCTCGCCGCGGCCGTCGCGTCGACGCTGGATGATCGCTTTCGGGTGCTCCGGGTCGTTGCGCATGCACAGCCACGTGTCGACGTCGTAGCGGAGCGGTCGGGGGCGTGCCATGTTCAGGATCGTAGAGACAGCGGGGGACACTCGAGCAGGCCCGGCGAGGCAGCGGCTCTTGCTCTGGAACGCTGTGAGTCGATACTCGCGCGACGCGTGATACCGGAGACACGGAGTTATCGGTATCGGTCAAAGAGCGGACAGATTCCGCCGTGAGGGACACGCCATCCTGAGGGTGTGCGCATCGCCGGTATCCCGGTCCGAGCGCTTCACACTGAATCAGATGGGGGAACCATGAAAATCAAGTCCAAGCTGCTTTCTGTTGCCGCAGCGGTGCTGCTTCTCGGAGGCATCGGCGCCGCCGGCGCACCAGCCGCATCGGCGAGCCAGTACAACCAGTGCGGCACGAACACGTACCAAGGCACACTGAAGGCATGTAATGACCCCGGGGACTTCATCGGTGCGAACATCAAGTACCACGTAAGCCTCTACTTCGGCGGCAACCCTGGGTACACCTCGTGCACCTTCACGTACGGTCTCAACGGTTCCTTCGACCGCTCGAAGTCGTGCCTGTCACAGCTGAAGAACGGCGGCACGGTGACGGACTACTGGTACGACTTCGGTGTTCGCGGGAACTACACGAGTGCCAAGGTGACGGTGTGCGCGGGACCGCAGTGCGCGACGGCGCAGATCAACAGCCCGAAGGTCTAGCAGCCGGGGCAGCCCCTCTCGGGCTCACCTTCGGGTGGGCTCGGGAGGAGCTTTCGTCCCCATGAGGACACGCGCACCAGGGTCAACGTTCCAACGCGACACGAAGAACACCCCCTCGCCGGCACCGTTGCGCCGGCGTTCGATGATCGCCTTCGGGTGCACGGGGTCGTTGCGGACACAGAGCCAGGTGTCGTGGTCGTAGCGGATGGGGCGTGGTCGGGTCACGGAGCCGATCGTAGAACGCGAGGCTGACACGCCCGCTGCAATACTGCAGACGTCCTGCTCCGTTGCCTTGCTTTGACCGAGACACTTTGGCGGCGTTCGACCAGCCGACGGCCGACTCTCGCCACTCGTCACGCCGCGCCGCCTCGCTGTCACAGAAACGTGACCGGTGCGGGGCAACGGTTGATGTCACCACAATTTTCGGCTACCTCGATCGTCATCCCGCGGCTTCGGGCTGTGTCTGGCAGCAAATGTCAGACTGGTTCGCTAGCATTGGGTTCCGAGCGCATGGAAGGACTACCGTGACTCAGGCTCAATTCCTCCCCTACAACTCGATCCGAGCACTGGCGGAAACGATCGGTGAACGGCACGAGATTTATCAACCCGGCGAGCCGGCTGACCTCTATCGTCTGGTGCGCGATCTTGGCGGTCAGATCGCCTACTCGGACGATCCAGAGGCACTACACGTAGAACGCCCCGATAAGTTCACGATCAACATACCGAATATGACCTCGAGCAGACGAGACCGATTCACGATCGCCCACGAGCTAGGACATTACTTCCTGCATTACCGTCTGCAGGGCAAGACGGGCGCTGCGATCTTCGGGCGCGGGGAGCGCAACAAGGTCGAAACGCAGGCGAACGTCTTCGCGTCAGCGCTACTCATGCCTGCCGAGACATTCAAGCAGGCATTCACCGAGTTCGAAGGGGATGTCTGGGCTTTAGCTCGATATTTCGACGTCTCGCCTGCATCGGCATCCGTTCGGGCAGAAGTACTTCAGCTGGCATGACCGGCAATCCACTGTATGCGCGCCGCACTGGGTCGCTCATGTTCTTGTCATGCGACCTGGTCGGTTCGACGCAATACAAACAGACGCGAGAGGAATGGCCGAGCAAATTTCTGGCTTTCTACAGGGAATTTCCCCAGGCTCTAGCTGACGTAAACAAGGCGTCTGATCATCAGGTCTCGTATTGGCTTTGGAAAGCCATCGGAGATGAGCTCATTTTTGCTTGCGTGGTGGACTCGGAGAAGGATGTGCATTATGCCGTCCGAACCTGGGTCGCAGCGATGGAAAGGTACGAGCTAGAGTCGCTCCGTCAGGAGGGTCTCGCGACCAAGGGGGGAGCGTTCATTGCCACGTTCCCTGGTCCGGACAGCCAGGTTTCGATCCCGTTGTCGCCAGAGTCGGAGACATCCGATGCCGGCGTTGTTGAGCTGAACGATGAAGCGTACGCTGAGTTCCAATCGGACAAATACCTGTACGACTTTCTGGGGCCGAGTGTAGACACCGGTTTTCGCGTCCTCGGGTCGTGCAACCAGCGGCTCTTCACCATGTCGGTTGAAGTGACGTGGGCTTTCTGTCGAGCGGCTCAAGACCTCAATCTGGAGTCCGAAACTGGCGATGTCATCCTCGTAGACACAAAAGAGTTGAAAGGTGTTTGGGGCGGGCGCTCTTACCCCGTGTTTGCGATAGACCGCCAACATTCGGACACCGTGCACGTGGCTCTCCGCAGGCTTAATGGCCAAATGCCTGCTTTGACTGACATCATCGCCGTCTGCTCCGAATGTGCTTCCTCGGAGGGCTGGCCTTCTCGCCTCCATCTGCCGGAATCTAACCTGCCAAGCTTTCAGCTCGTCCCGGGAGATGTGCTTGCTTCAGCTCGGACGAATGCAATGGAAGGCGCGGAGACCGTGCCTGATGAAGCCGCGATTTCAGCGAGTGGCAGAAAGCGCGTGTTGAAGCTTGACGAACTGATCGCCCTGCTGGAGACTTCGGGATCGAAGGCGGCAGAACCAAGCCACGACTAACTGTCTGCGCAGATCGTTGTCTTGCAGGTTAACGGCTCGAGTCAGGCGAAGGGCAGACTGATCACATGGCAAAACGCACACTCACAATTCTTGTCGACGACCTTGACGGCTCCGACATCCCTCACGGACTTGGGGAGACTGTTCGCTTCGGCATCGACGGGCGCAGTTACGAGATCGATCTTACGGATGAGAACGCCTCACTATTTCGGAGCTCACTCGACCCATTCGCGCGTGCTGCTCGTCGAGTCAAGCCCGCCTCTCCTCGGTCGAGCAAGCGCCGCTAGGGCGATACCCACGATGGACGGCGTGGAGCAATCGAAGTCGGATTCACTTTGGTCGCAGTATGACAATGCGACCCGTTCAACGCGATGGATGATGACAGCCTTCGGCGTCGTCTTTGTGTGGCTGCTCGTTGGCTTCATCGCGGGCTTGAAACCCGCGGATTCGGAAGGGTTGGGCGCTTCGATTTGGACCGCGGTTGCTGCATTGCTGGCGACCCTTGGGCTGATGCTAAGCGGCCTTCTTCCGCGTGGACAGACCCGCGGCCGCCTTGCTTGGCTCGGGATCTTTGTCGGACTGGCGGGTGTGGGAATGAGTGTTACGGACGTGTTTTAGGTCAGTCGAGAGGTCGTTGGGGCCACGAACTCAGGCGCTGGGCGCACGGAGGTAGCGCATCGAGCAGGAGGTGCAGCGCCATGCCTTTCCTGCCTCAATGACTGGCCCGCCACAGGCGCTGCATCGGAGAGCTGCATCTCTTGCCTCTTCTCGCAGCTGTTCGGAGTACCGTTCCATCGCGTCCGTCAGCCGCGGCCGATTGCCGAGCGACTTGTACGCGCGGCTCATCGACCTCGCCGAGTGCCCGATGATCTCGACGATGACGTCCTCTGGGACCCCTGCCTCGTACATGAGGTCGACGGCGGTGTGGCGAAGGTCGTGGAGCCGGACGTTCTTGGTGATGCCGTATCCGGATCGGGACTCGCGCCAACGCTTCGAGTCGCGATCGGGGTCGATCGGTCGTCCGTCGTCAGTGAAGACGAGCTCGAACTCGTTGGGTGGCGATGACTCTCGATGCGCTTCGATGATCGACCTCAGCGGCTCGACCAAAGGGATGATTCGCCATCCTGCTCGCGACTTCGGCCTCGTGAGGAAGAGCCCGCCGCGCAGCTGTCGGTACTCGAAGTCGGCCGGCGCGATGAGCTTCGGGGGAGTAGTCGAGTGATCGAGAGGGAAGCGCTGCAGCTGCCACGACAGGTCGAGCACATCGGTCACTCGGTCCCACTCGAGTCCGATGACCTCGCCGCGACGTGCGCCGGTCAGGATCGACGTGGCCCATCGTGCGCCCCAGGTCTCGTCGTGCTTCAGCCGTTGCAACACCGCGCGGGCTTCGCTGGCGTCCAGCGCTTCGAGCTCTACGTGCGGCTTCCGAGGTGGACGAATCATCTTCGCCGGGTTGAAGGTGATGAAGCGTTCCCGGACGGCATCCTCAAACGCAGCTGACATCACCCGATAGGCATAGAGGCTGTAGCTACGCGCGAATCCGAGCTCGTCGACCATCCGATCCCCAACGCGTCTCACCTGAGCCGCGGTCACACTGTCAAGCTTCGTGCGTCCGATCACCGGCACGATGTGCTTGTCGATGATGTTCGCATAACCAAGGCGGGTGGTCGGTCGGACGTTCGGTACGACGGTCGTTGTCATCCAGTAGCGGAACCACTCCTCTACTGTCGGATCCGGCAGGGCGACCTCGCCCCGAGCTTGCAGCGCCGTCTTGAACGCGGCCATCTTCTGTTCCGCGACGGATCGGTCCTTCGCTCGGATCTTCTTCCGACGGCGCTTGCCATCTGTGGAGGGAAGCTCCATCGTTGCGCACCAGTAACCTCGCGAGTCCTGGAAGATGGACCCTTCACCCTTAGCTCGCATGCGTTCCTCCCGTAGTTGAGGAGACACTACGCGGGCTGAAACTCCTGGTCAAAGCGCTGTTCCAATATGGACAGCTTGCGTGTAGATATGGACAGTTTTCACCTCGATTCGGCTCGCCCGGCGGGCCTGACCTCTCCCGCGAGTGCCTCGTGTTCGAGTGACCATGGCTCCATCGCGGCAAACCGGATGAGCGGCAGACCAGCCGCGTTGCTCGTGACTTACTCGTGGTTTTCGGCGCAGAAGGGCACCGAAACCCGCGTAGACTGTCGTAAACCGGAGCCCGATCAGGCAAGCGAAATTGGCTGGTCAGGCAGAGAAAGAACGAAGTAAAACGAGCCAGACGTGAAGCCCGCCTGCTAAGCGTAGGTTACGGGTTCAAGTCCCGTCGTCGGCTCCAGCCGAGAACCGCCCGCTCAGCCTCGCTGAGTGGGCGGTTCCTCATTGGAAGGAATCCTCCCGTGACCCGTGTCCCAGCGCCGCTCGCG